GGGCTGTAGTTGCTACCGATAACGCCCTCGGCCTCCTCCACGAAATCATTTCTCTGCTTGATAATATCCGCCAGCTCCGACTCCAACTTAGCCCTCTTGGCCTTGTCATTGCCAACGCCCTTTAGCTTGGCTCGTATGGATTCTTCCTTGACACTGAAATCATCAATATACCCTTTAAGGAAATCTGAGGTGCTTTGAACATTAAATAAGTCAGGATTCGTTCTAGCCATATATCTTCCCTCTAATTGCATCTGAGCCTTACCGTTCTCAGATATAGAAGCCATGGCTATATCCCTGACCTGAGCGTAACTCATCTCATCTATATACATCTCACGCATCTCGCCCGTCCTGTTGCCATTGGCATCAGTCACCGGTACATTGACTTTCTTCCCCTTGTTAAGGGAGATGAAATTCTTCATCTTCTCATCAATCTCAGCGTGGTAATCCGTATAAGGGGTATAATGTATAGGATTAAGACGTGTCCCTACCTGACCGTCATTCATCCAAGCCACGGCATCCGCAAAAGCCTCAGCCTCGTTTATAGGACTATACATCTTGGGATTGTTCAGCTTCATATCCTCCATCTTCTCGCTAAAAGCCCGGATCTCCCTAGTACCGGCAATAGCATTCAACACACGGGTATCCAGAGCTTCTCCAAGACGAGCCTGTATGCTTCTGGCTATACCGTCGGAAGCCAAATTAGATTTACGATACACGTTATTCACGTCCTGTATCAGCCCATTTAACCTATTCTGAAGATATTCCCTATCCTGAGGTTTTATAATGTCAGAATTGATAATATAATCAGCATACTCGTTTATAGCCTGCCGATTGGTATCTATCTTCTGCTGCATGTACCCCATCCCCTGCATCATGACATCCATGTTGTAGGGCGATACATACTTGCCGTAATTCCTTAATATACTATATTGTGAAGCCATCCTTTATCCTTTCTTGCCTTTAGTTACTTCCTGAGCAGGATATAATCTCCTATAACTCAATATATCTCCCTGAGGATCAGCGATTAATTGTCCATTAGGACCAATCTTTACATCCCCGAATATAGACCTTAATGTATTCATGGTCGTAGCCGTATTCCACTTCTGCTGGATCTCGTCATTTACGCTATCGAAATACCTAGCCCAGTTCTCGTCAGTATTAGCCAAAGCCTGTAATATCCGACTTTGATAACCCTGACGTTGAGCTATATTCTTATTATACGTATCAGTCCAAGTCCGGGCGTTTACATTATCAGCCCAAGTCCTTTGAGCCACGTTCCCTTGTTCTACTTCATTAATGTATCTACCTATATTGGAACTCATGATAGCCTGTAAGTTGGACGACAAAGCCCCTCTCTGGGAATCCGGAACATTACCCATCTGATCCAATTGCGATTGGAAAGCACGATTAGCCTCAACCATATACTGATCAGCCGATCTCAACACTGGATCCACGGTAGGAGCGTAATGTCTTTCCAGACCTTCCGTTGTCACGGCTCCCGGGGTCATCCTGAACACCTCAGGGAAGTCAAGGCCACCACCCACTATATTCCTGTTCCCGTTACCATTATTAGTCTTACCGGTGTTAGTACCGGCATTTGTATTGGTCTTAGGGAGTGTATTAGGATCAATCAGCTCAGGCATTTCCAGCTTAATATTAGGTTCCTCCACATCACCTATATCCATAGGACCGGGAGCCACCTTATGAGGATCAAGTATAAAATCAAGACCTTCCATTCCTTTCATGGATCTCAATGCCTGCATCTTAAGCATATCCTCCCCAAGTATCTTATTAACAACATCCTTGTTCTTATCAGAAAACAGTTGACTAAAATGGGTGATACCAGCATCGTTAAGAGCCTTATGCTGTTCCTCTGTAACAACGTCTAGACCGATCATAGGGCGAGATGAGGAATATTGACCAAACTTGTTGTCTCTCATCCTATCATGATATGCGGCTTTTTTGTCTTCTGGATAATTTCCTTGACTATCCTCACCGCCAAAGGAAACGAGCGTCGTGTAATCCCGAAGCGCCTCGGCGTTGGCGATGATCGGGTTCTCCGCCGTGGCCAAGCCCATCCATCCTTTATTCTGTCCGTATATGACGTCTTGCAACGCCCTAGCCCTAGTGCCCTCTGAAGCTCTCATATAAGCATCGTAAGCGACCGGATTGAATGTCTTATAATAATTCAACCTCTCATCCGTATTAATACCTCCATAAGAGCCATCCTGACCCTGACGCTGATACCCAAACGTGTTATCCTTATTATTATATTTGTTCTCTACGGGACGGAAAGTAAGTAGGTAATCGAATAAAGAACTACCACCTTTCTCCATCTTCTGACGAATACCGGCCACTTTCTTAAGCAACTCTCTCTTAGCCTCAGCAACGTCCTCCTCCGTAAGACCGTATTCTTTCATAGATCTGGATATGATGTTATCTATCTCACCACCCTTAGCGAAATACGTATCCTCATCCTTCTTCATCTTTCGGTCTTCCTGCTCCTTATATATAACGTTAGCGAAGTCCGTAAATCTTCCCTCTAAGCCATTAACGGTGTCGTTGCTATCATTTATAGCCTTGGACAATACGGAGGCGTTTAAACGCCTTGTATTCTCATCGTCTATCTTATTATTTTTCTCCAGCTTCTCCAATGCCTTCTTCTGGTCATCGTAAGCTGATTTAAGACCGATCTTAGCCTTATACCTATCCATTAACGTAGCGTACGTATCCTTTGGCGTAGCCTTAATACCATACGTATCCCTAATGTATTTAGCGAAGTCCGGTTCTATGGTGGTGTCGTCGGTAATGACCTTCGTGCCTTGCTCCAAAGAAACGGGCATTCCCCCATCGGCGTGCTTCTGCCCCATAGCCTCCATCGGCGTCTCTCCGGGCTGCGTCACGTACTCACCCTTCTCGACCTCTACGTTGGCTTGATCTTCCATCGACTTAGGTAACGGATACAGGTACTCACCGGTAAGACTTCCGCTATCGACCCTATTATTAGGTCCTAGATAAACACCCCCACCATCCTTGTACTGCATCTGGGATTGCCTTCTTTGTCTAGCCTCACGTTCCTGAGCTAACCTGATATTGGTACGAGTACCTTTCTCTGACGCTATCCCAGAAACCACGTTACGAGCCAACCCCATGATACCACTAATTCCTGAGGCTATGGTGGTTATCGTATTAGCTGTTTTAGCCCCGGTGGATAAATCTCCATATCCCTCGCTTCTCATACGCCCTATACCACGACCCATCTGAGTGAACCTAGACCCTATATCATCAGCGCCATAGTAAGGGATGGTGGTAAAATCAAAGACATCCGTACTACCAGACTTATCAACCTTCTTATTACTGTCAACCAAAGCGCTCAAATCACTTGTATCAATGGTGTTAATATCAGGCTGCTGAATATCAAATCCTATCTGGGTAGACGAAACCAAAGGCTCCACTCCAATACCCTGAAGACCAACAACATTACCGGGCATGATAGGGGTGACTTCCCCAGCCTCTTGATATTTAGGTATCTTCCTCTTGATTACATATTTGCCCATATCAAATTAATTTCGTTCTGACACAAAGATAATTTAAAAAAACAGAGACTCATCATTTTACAACGACGAGTCTCTCAGCAAACGCTATTATTATGGTACAGAATTAAATTCTTTTTATGAATAATGATCCTATAGCCTTAACCAGGTCATATAGACCAGCTCCCGAAGCGCCAGCGGCCGCCCCATATAATAATGCCTCCCACCATTCACTACCAATCAACAATGGTGATACTTTCAAAGCCCATGCCAATACACAGACCACCATACCCATGACTATAGCCGAAACCACCTTAGCCCATTTATGGGTGTCAATATACGGCACAACCTTAGCCAATTGAGTAGCCAACATAGTAATAAGAGCCGTGATTCCAGTAAAAGTAGTCAAGTCGATGGTAATAGATCCCTCTGGCGGGATTACCTCTTGAGCCATTAACACCATTGGCGCCAATAACATAACTAATAAAAACAATAATTTCTTCATATCAAAAACGTTTAATGATTTCACAAATGTAATACTAATTTTGAGATCTACTCATACCTTTTATGTTAAGACTTAATCCCGGTATCATATTAAGCACCAACTGCCTTTTCGCCTGCTCCCTACGCATACGCTCGGCTTCCGCTATCTGCGCCTCTGATTGGGGATCATTCTTGATGTTATTAGCGATATCCTCTATAGCTTTCTTATTGGCGCCGGATTGAGCTAGCATCTTATATAACAGGTCTTGACCTTCCTTCTCCCACCAGCTATCCATGGAAGGGCGGGAAGCCAAAGAAGGATCGGCAGGGGCTACCGTCTCAGGTACGGGCTGCTGACCTCCGTCCCCCGTGCCCGAATCCCGCTGTCCGAACTCGTATCTCATTGGCTCGCTCTCCGGGACATCATACCTATTAGCGAACATGTCAGCGAACTCAAATCTCTTCTCATTTCTTAAGGTCGATCCAAGAGGCCTACCGTATCCTTGATTCCATGCCACGGTAGCGTCCTTGTAGTTGACGGCGTTATCGAAATCGGATTTAGAATACATATAATAGTTATACTCATTCCCCTGAGCGTCCTTGTCAAAAAACTTTCCTTGATTGATGTAATTCCAACCTAACCCCGGGACCTTGCCTTGATACTCATCCACGAGATAATCCAACTGCTGTGTCAACGTCGGTTTCTTCCCATACCTGCGCTGTAACTCCTTCTTCCTCGGCCCAAGCCATTGCTGGATGCCAAAATCACCGGCGGCTCCTAGGGCTTCGGTGTCCCCTCCGGACTCGGCGGCGATGTTCGACAGGATGCCGATAGCTTGCGTTTGTGGTATCCCCTTCTTTTCTGTCAGATAGTCCCATATCTCATCATACACAGCCATCTTACTATCCTCTGATCTACGAGGATCAACAACATATTTCCCATCCCCATAAGCTCTACCTGTGTTTACTGAACCCCCCTTATTCATTTTATTCTTATCCTCATCACCAGATGATATCGCATCATAACTTTTATACATAAGACCTGATATGATAGGGTACATCAAAGCTTTTCTTACATCATCATAGCTCATCTCACCCTTGTTTAAGGCCTTTATATACTTACCTGAATAATCACTATTTATCTCCTCTAAAAGACTCTTTATGTCATCATCAGAAATATTCTTGATTATATCTCTCATTTTATCATCTCCATAGACTTTCTCTATGTCATCCATTGTAGATTCATAACCTCTAAGTTTCTCCATCAAGAATTGCAACTCCGTATTAGTGGCCGACTTTTCCCATATATGATTAGCATTATCCATAAAATCATCATAATTCAATGTCTTATAGATCGAATCTATAGTCTTATCAGCAGGTTTTGTCAATCCATGTCTAAATGTCTTTCCAAAAGTATTATCTATATACTGTCCTATCCTATGCCTAGTCTCATGAATCATAGTAGTTAATTTCTGGTTGTAAGGAAGATTGGCATCTATCAACATCTTGTCGCCATCTTTCATGTGAACACCACTAATAACATGGCCGTTCATGCTTAAACCATCAACAAAATCAAAATCATATGTATCAGGTTTCTTTATCATATTCTTAACCCCATCAAGTATAGATTCCCTATTATCATAAGATTTCTTTGAATTAGCATAATTTATCCACCTATTCCACGCCGCTTCCTGATCCTCTATACCATAATCAGATAACATTCTATCCAACTCGAACCTTAAAGGGGTATTCTTTTCAGGAATAACTACACTCCCGTCCTTCCCCTTCATTTTTTTGATAAAATCTTTATCCTCTTCAAGCAACATCCCGCTTTTATAAGGACGCCTAACATTTTTACCCAACTCATCCATCATCCTCTCAAACCTAGGATAAAAGCCTCTTTCTAAAAATAAGTTAGATGTCAATTTAAAGTCATTTTTATCCGCATCAACCACATCACCATGCGTAACACCATCAGATAATTTGTTATGATAATATACAGGTTTTTCGGGAGGCTCCG